TTCGATGCGGCCGCTGGGCGAGTTCTTTGACTTCATGCCATAGAGCCCGACACACGCCGCACAATTCGCCGGTGCAGCAAGGGGGACGCCAGCAGTGGCCGCAGAAGCAGTTGAGCCAAGCGCCTTCGCCGCAGCCATTGTTGGTGCATGTGAGCCCAACAACAATGGTGCGACAATAGGCGCAAGGTCCATAGCGAACTTCGCGGCCCCACCGATCATACCCCAAAAGCCTCCCTTCTTGCGCTTCTTCGCAAGTTTGTCTCCCGCGGTCAAGACATTGGACATCGTCTTGGTATTGGACCCACGGGAAAGAGTTTGGAGCAACTCTGCGCGCTCCACTTTCTTTGCAGCTTTCTTTTGCGCTTTGGTCTTTGGCATTTGAAGCTACTAATTGGTCAATTCTGAAATAGGCTCTGGGACACTTGTTTCAGAAACGTGTAGTACTGGATCCCCCAACACGCTTGGGGGACTGTTCATTGCGTGATACTGGTCTGAACTGAACCAGCTCATCCGTGCAGTCTCTCGGCGATTTCCAATAGCTTTCGGCATACCTAAGTATGGCCAATACCTTTCGGCTCAGGGTGTTGACGAGTGGCTGGGAATCTAAACCTTTTATATTTTATGGCAACCCCAATACCACCTTTAACTAACCCATCATGCAGCTATCTTAGCACGGCATTTTACTTGCAAGGGGACCAACCCCGCAAAACCGTTTTGGACAATTAGTCACGCAACCCAGTGCCGACTAACACACAAGGACACCACGACACCCTCGCAAGTAACCAAGCGAGAATGGATCCTCTCCCTGCTCAACATGAGAGAGGTCGACCGGAATGTTCTCAAAGTGTCGCTCCATTAACTCCTGATGATAGGGCTCAATACCAAAGGCTCGGAAGAAGGAGACACGCGACTCTACAGTCGGTAGTCGAAACCTCCTCCGCATACCCTTGGACAAAATGAACATGCCCGATTCCAAATCAGGAAAACGGCCAGCTTTGGCTCCAGCAGCAAGCATTCTATACCGCTGGTAAAAGGTGTTCCAGACAGGCAAACCCCCCGCGATCGCTTCACCACACTCTGAGACGGCCTGAAGCCATCTACGAAGAATGAGGGGAGTGTCGCAAGGTAACGTGGAGACGGAATCTTTAGCAAGGGCCACACGTGGGTCCCTCACCATAGTCCATCTCTCCCCGTCCCACACAGGCTGAGTTTGGCAAAATTCAATTCGCTCAAACACATCCTGTGGTGCGCCCATCTTCATATTAAAACCGTGCGCCAGGAAGAAATCTGGCACCGCATTGGCAGCTCCAACCACGTCCCGCCGTTCGACAATGAGAACTGAATCATCCCCATCATCATAAAACTCAAACTTAATCCCCAAGGAGGAAAGGAGTTTATAAAACAGACAAGACATAATGAGCACATTTCCCATAGCAGTGTTCATATCTCCTGAACAACGGCCACCTCGCTTTGTAAACACGACTGAACCATCCGCACACCTACCGAAAAAGTGGAGAGTAAGCTGCATACGTAGCAGCCACTGGAGAGTCTCATCCTGCTGAAAGATCTTGTTGTAGACCGAGTGTTCAAACTGGAGCGCTTCAACGCTCACATGTTGATCAAACCGTTTAGCATCAAACAACAATGCAACAGGATTCGCAAACCTCTCCCACTTCTCCCTCAAGACGCGGGCGCGCTTAGAAAAGTTGTGTCCCTTAGCGACCGTATTTGGGTGACACCCAAGCTCTTCGAACATCCGATCAATCATGTGGTAAACCCTATGCTCAATCGGTTTCAAATACACGCCAACTGCCAAGTTATACCGCGGATCGCGCGGATAGATGATACGAGGTGCAGGGTCAGGCTTAACTGTGAAATTGATCTTCTCACATTTCACAAACCCTGTCACAAAAGAGTCAAACTCGGAGACTGGTGCGAAAACCAACGAACGCCTCGCGTTTTCGTACACCGTCCTCTTTCGACCACTATACAACCCCACAAACTCCTCTGGGGGGATAGCGGTGGACCGAAGTCGACTAGCGCAGAACAATTTTTCTACGACCTCGCCCATCTCATGCCACCGTCCATGCTCCGGGGAAGGCGGTGATTCAAACGTGCCTTCTGGTGTCTCTACCAGAAATACACGCTCAACTACCCCTCGAAACATGTTAACTAGGCAGTTATCATGGACACCGAAGGAGACCTCCGGAGACAGTGGCAAGCGGAACAATTTCCGCTCTTTGGCAGGTGCTGCTCGCAAATTGACCACAATAGGCGGAGGCTCATCTCCATGGTCAAAGCCACCCAGTGTAACTTTGTTGGACACCCATTTGAACGAGTCCAACCACCACTGAATCAGCCGACCTTTACAAAGTCGAGTCCTACACCCACGTAAGCGAGTCACGGCTCCCTACCAACGCTTGGCCCATTTCGTCAACCACCACTCCCACACAGGTCGGACAAAGTTGAAGTGAAGCTTGAGCCACCCGGCATCAAGCTCCTGCGGTGTAGGAACAAACGCACATGCAATAATACGATCAACATGCATAGCGATATGAACATTCCTCACTCCCTTCTTCTTCATCTCACGCTGCAGCTGTTGTCGAACAACTGCAATCTGTGCGTCAGTGGCGGCCGACGGAGTGCAATCAAAATGAGCTTTGCACCAATAGACCCACCATCTCTGATGACCGGTCAAGCCAGCCAGCGCGCCACCATGTCGTGGTTCCGCGCGCATCGGCTCAT